AGGCGGCCGGTTTGCCCGCCCGCCACGGCGGGGCTGACCGTGACCGACTGCCACGCCGAGTCGTACAACCGCGGGTCGGCGGCGGTCAGCTCGACCTGGTAGGTGAAGAACAACCGGCCGTTCCACGCGACGTTGAGCTGGCTGGTGTCGGCGCGGACGCTGGCTGACAGCAGCACCACCGACCCGTCGCCCGCGCCCTCGTCTTCCGCGATCACCAGGTCGGCCGGTTGCGGCCTGACCGCGCGGGCGGCCAGGTCGCGGGCGAACTGGTTGATCACCGCCCGGTAGTCCACCGCGTCGGCCGCCGCCGCCCCGGTGATCGTGACGACCCGCGCGCCGACCGTCTTGAACCCGAAGGTCGCCCCATCGGTGAGTTGCCGGTCCAGGTCGCCCCCGTTGAGCGGCGGCGAGCCGTACCACCCGGCCACGTCGGTGACGACCGTGCAGAGCCCGTCGCCTCGCTCGCCGTCGTTGAGGCTGAGCCCGTCCCAGGTGACCGGGAGCAGGGTCGGCGCGGGAACGAACAGCGGGACGGCAGGCGGCGGCGCGATAGGCGGCGTGTAGGTGCCCGCCCCGGCCAGGCTGATCTTCTTCGCCGCGAATACCCCGGTGCCGGTGATCCCGCCCGGTGCGGTGACCGTCCCAGCCCCGGCCAGGGCAACCTTCTTGGCCCTCAGCGACCCGGTGCCGGTGAACGCCGGGAAGGTGTAGCTGCCCGCCCCGGCCAGGGCAACCTTCTTGGCCGCCAGGCCGCCCGTGCCGGTGATCCCGGCCGCAGCGACCGTGCCGGTCCCGGCCAGCTTGACCTTCTTGGCCGCCAGCGCCCCGGTGCCGGTGACGTTCGGGGCGGCGAACAGCGCCCACGTTCCGATCCGGCCGTTGCACGCCGTGCCCACCGTCGCGGTGCAGGTGGTCGTCGGCCCTTGCGCCCCGGCGTCCAGCAGGTACGCGGCCGACATGATCTGCCCCGTCGTCGCCGCCTGGAGCAGGGTGAACGGCGCACCGTAGGCCGGGTTGCCTCCCGATGTCTGGTTGGCGGCCAGGGTGATCAGGACTTCATGGGCGGCGTTCGGGGTGACGTTGGTGGCGAAGCTGGTCGAGGCCCCGTAGCCCTCGGTGTCGGCCACGTCGGCAGGCCCGGCCCCGGTCACCTTGACCGCGATCATCCCGACGTTCATGTTCTGCGTCGCGGAGCACGCCAGGGTGAACGTGTCGGTGGTGGCCAGCGCCGCCGACTGGCCGCCGCCCGGCCCGCCCGTCGCGCCCTCGCACCGGTAGAACTGACTCGACGGCGCGGTCACATACGAGCCGTCCGCGATGTAGGTGTTGCCTTGGGAGTCGGTGAGCCCGGCATACGCCGCGTTGGTCCCGCTGGTGTTGGCGCAGACCAGCACCAGCCGGGTATCGCCCGCAGCGCTGGCGACGGTCACCGGGTAGGCGCGGGAGCCACTGACCGCCTGCCCGGACGCCGGGACAACGCTGGACGCGATGACAACAGGAGCGGTCGCGCCCCTCGGCGCGGCAGCCCGGCGTCGTGCTGGCATCGCGGCCCCCTCGCTACTCCGTGGACGTGTAGGTCAGCGACGTGACGGCGACGTTCCCGCCGGAGGTCAGCGCGACCGACGACAGGATCAGGTCCGACGTGGCGGTGCCCACCGACCCGTCGAAGACCGCCGTGGTGCCATCGGACTTGAGCGCCCGGAACCACGCGGCGGTCCCGGTCGCCACCGCGTTCGCGGCGCCGATGGCGTTCGCGGCGGCCTGGCCCCCGGCCGCACCGGCCGGGGCGAATGCCGTGGCCGAGAACGTCAGGGTCACCAGGAGCGTCCCGGTCGCCGCCGCGTTCGCGTTGGCGGGCTGAGCGCCCGACCTGATCTGGATGGTGCCGCCGTTGCACAGCGCGCACACGGCGTCGGTCGCGGCCTTTGCCGCCGCGTCGGATATGAACGGGTTAAGAGCCATTGTCGCCTCCTGAGTTAGGCCCTTCCGGTGGCCGCCGCCCAATCGAGCCGCCGCGACACCGCCGCCGCGATTTCGACCTCGCTCTGGCCCTTCTGCGGGTACACGTTGACGGTGACCTGCCGCCCGCCCAGCCGGTCGCCGGTCATCGGCGTGACCCACTCCGGGCCGCGCTCCGCGAAGTGGTACATCTCGCCCGACCGGTGCCCGAAGCCGGTCACCGGCTCCATGACCGCGCCGCCCGCCGCGTAGCCGTGCCCGTGCCCGAGCACGGCCCCGATCGACGCGCCGTAACGGGAGATCGCGTAGGCCACCGCGGCGTAGATGTTGGCCAGCGGGTCCATGATCCCCCGCGACCGGTACGGCCCCGCGTAGGCGGCGAACGTCGGCGGGATCACCTGCATCAGGCCCTGGCTGGGAATCCCGGCCTTCGCGTTGGAGTCCCACAGGTTGATCGCCCGCGGGTTGCCGCCGCTCTCCGTCTGCATCTGCGTCATAAACGTGCCGAACAGTTGCGGGATGCCGAAGTGCGCCAGCACCGCCTGCATCAGCCCGGCCCACTGGCCTACTCCGCCGCCGCCGCCGTGAAGTAGCCCACCGAAGAACCCGGTGACCTTGGTCAGCGCGCCCTTCAGGAACCCGCCCACCTTGCCCAGCGCCGACAGGGCCTTCGCCGGGAGCGACCCGATCGACACGATGCCCTTGTTCAGCAGGGCACCCAGGGCGTTCGGGATGCCGCCGAAGATGTGCTTGGCCACCCCCATCGGATTCTGCCGGACCAGCCCGCTGATGAACCCCTTGCCCACGTTCTCGCCCAGCCCCGCCATCACCTCGGATGGCGAGTGGATGCCGAAGAACGACTTGACCGCGTTCACCACCGGATCGACGACGTGCGCCTTGACCCACGAGCCGATCCCTGACATCGCCGAGGCGATGCCGTGCAGCAGTGCCGCCACCGCCCCCTTGCCCGCGCTCAGCAGGGAACCGCCCCACGACACGACGGCCGACAGCGCGGCGGCCAGCCCGCGCGTGACCAGGCCCCGGATGGTGGCGAACCCGCTGCCCACCACGCCGGTCAGCGCCCGGATCGCCCCGGCGACCGCGTTCCGCACCGCGTTCCAGGTGTTGACGCTGCTGGTGGTGATGAACCGCCAGGCCGCGGTGATGGCGTTGCGGATCGCGGTGAACCCGGCGATCACCACGTTCTTGATCACGCCGGTCACCGAGGTGACGACCTTCTGCAGGGCCAGGAAGGCGGGCACCAGCCCGGGGCTGCCGCCCATGATCCACTTCACGACAGAGGTGATGATCCGCACCAGCCAGGCCAGGGCGGCGATCAGCAGGTGAATCACCGGCACCAGGATCTTCATCACGTACCACTTCTCGAAGGCGATGTAGACCTTCAAGATCGGCACGACGATGGCCAGCACCACCTTGAGCAGCCCGCCGATGAGCTGGGCCAGGACGGCGATCAGCGGCGCGAGCTGGATCAGCAGCGGCATCAGCGCCTGGATGATGGGAATCAGGATCGGCCCGATGGCCTGGGCCAGCATGATCAGCAGCGGCGTCAGCATCTTGATCACCGGGGCGAGGACCGCGCCGAGGGTCTTGGCCAGCGAGATGAAGGCTGGCCACAGCGGCTTCAGCGCCGCGATGATCGCCTTCAGCACCGGCCACAGCGCCGTCATCAGCGCCTTGGCCAGCTCCATCACCGCGTTGCGGAACTGCGGGCTGACCGCCATCAGGGTCGTGAAAATGGTCAGGATGATCCCCACCGGCCCGGCCGCCTTGCCGAGCATCCCGGCCAGCCCGCCCACCTCCTCGCCGACGCCCTTGAACCCGGGCAGCATCCCGATCATGGACTTGCCCAGCCCGCCGAAGCCCTTGTCGCCGATCAGTCCCTGCAGCGGCCCCATCAGGTTGCCCATCATCCCGCCGATTACCGGGATCTTGTCGGCCAGCCCCGCCCCGGTGAACACCGCCGCCGCGGACCCGACGCCGAGCAGGGCAGGCCCGAACCGCTTGATCGCGTCGGCGATCTTGGTGATGGTGGACGGCTTGATCTTGTTGAACCCTGCCGACAGGCTGTTGATCAGGTGCGTGACCGGCGCGGCCATCCGCGACGCCACCGACCCGATGGCCTGGATGATCGGCCGCAGCCGCCCGCCCTGCCCGATCGCCGCGCTGAACGAGGCGCCCAGTTTCGCCAGCGCGGTGAACGCCGGGGTCAGTGCCTGGACCAGCGGCCCGCCGATCTGGTCGGTGATGTTGGCGATGTCCACCCGCAGCAGGTGCAGCGCGCCCTGCGGCGTCTTCAGTTGCGCGGCGTACGCCCCGGCGACGCCCTTCCCGGCCTGCATGACGGCGTTGAGCGTGGCCTGCTGCTTCTGCGCCTGCGTCAGGTTGGTGGTCGTCGTGTGCAGCGACTTCGCCAGGGCGTCCTCGGCTGCCTTGTTGTTGATGACGATGCCCTGCCGGGACAGCGCCCCGGTGTTGCCGGTCAGGATCGCCTTGGTCAGCGCCGTTTGCACGGCGGTGTAGTCCTTGCCGGTGGACGCCGCGATGTTCTGCGCGATCCGGGCCAGGTCGGTCGCGTGCGCCAGGTCGATGTGCCCGCGGACCAGGCCGGACACGAAGCCCTGCGCGTCGCTGGCCGTGATGCCCAGCTTCTGCACCGCGGTGACCGTATCCTGCACCTTCGCGGCGCTGACCCCGTTCGCCTTCGCCAGGGCGTCCAGGGTGACCTTCATCGCCTCGACCTGGCTGGCCGCCTTGAAGGCGTGGACGCCGAACGCCACCACCGCCGTCGTCGCCACCCCGAGCCCGGTGGCGACGCTGCGGCCGATCACCCCGGCGACCGGCGCCAGCCGCTGCAGGCCGCGGCCCATCCGCCCGCTGATCTGCGTGGAAGCCTTGTCGCCCGCCCGGGTGGCCGCCTGGCTGATCTGGTCTTCCATCGGCCGGGTGATCGCCTTGACCAGGACGCCCAGCGTGCCGTAGGTGCTAGTCACTGCGGACCACCCTCACGCCGTCCATCGCGGCGAGCTGCGCGGCCACCCCGGTCCAGCCCGGCCGCGGCTCTGGGCGGGCCTCAGCGGGCCTGGCAGCGCCCGGCCCAGGACGGGGCAGGGGCTTGGGCTGGCGGGCGCTCGTGTCGCCTGCAGCGCGCAGCACGATGTACGTCAGGTTGGCCAGGTGGTCGGCCAGCAGCGCCAGCATGTGCGTCTCCGCCGACCAGTCCTCGCCGCCCGCCCGCGCCCACGGCGGCAGGCGGTTCCCCAGCACCCACACGCGCCGCAGCGACACGCCCGGGTCCAGCACATCGACGCCATACGCGCACAGCATGGCGGCCTCTACGCCCGGGTCGAACCTTGCGCGGCAGGCTCCGACGAGTTTGGGAGGCCGCCCAGCCCGGCCGCCCCGCCGACCGCCTCAAGCAGCGTGGTCAGCTCGCCCATCGTCATCCCCGTGCGGGACAGCGCCTGGTAGGCGTCGGCGCCGAGGATCATCTGCATCGCCTGGTCGATCTCGCCCGCGCCGATCAGCGCCTGCGCCTCCATCGGCCAGTCCAGCGCGGGCGGCACCTCGTAGACCACGCCGTGCCAGGTGAACCGGAACGGGACAGGCGCCGACTCGGCGCGGGCGGCCTGGACCGCCGCATCCAGGTCGAACGGCTGCCCGTTGGCAGCCCCGGTCACGACGCCGGGCCGGACATCACCGTGCAGAGGACATTGTTGTCCACCTGCGCGGTCAGCGTGCATTCCATTGGCACCGCAGACGCGCGGGTCAGCGCCATGTCGCCCGCGTCGGTGAGGCTGGCCCGGGTCATGCCGATGATCAGCACGTTGTTGCCGTCCACCGACTTCACCGCGAAGGCGTAGATGTGCCCGCCCTTGTCGGCCTGCACCGGCATCGTGAACGACCCGTCCGTCGGGCTCGGCACCGGCTGGTCGGCGTCGAAGTAGATGGCCAGCGACTGCGCGTTGACCTGCCACAAGATCATGTGCAGGGTCATCTCTCGCAGCGTGATCACCGACCGCACCGGGGCGATGCTCTGCCACGGCGTGATGTCCTGCTTCGTGGTGTTCTGCCCCACCGTCGCCCCGGCGTCGCTCACGTAGCCCAGCGGCAGCCAGGGCGTGGCGAACGCCGTCTTGGTGTCGATTGGCAGCGCCGTCCCGGCCGGGGCTACCCACAGGCCGCCGGTTGGGCCAGGCGTGCCAACCCGCACCTCGGCCGCGGTCAGCGCGGGCGCCCACGCGGCAGCCGCGACGACCTCATCATCCTTCGTTGCTGTTGCCATTCGATCTTCCTTCCGTACGATCCCGCGAGCACGGTCCGGCGCCATCGGGGCGCCGGGACTCACGAGGGCGGATGGGCTCTGACCTCATACCGGGCGCAGTAACGCGGCCCGGCGTCGCTGTCCGGCAGCCAGAACGGCCCCTCGATCACATCGACGCTGGAACACACGCCGTTGCTCCACGGGGCGTACGGCAAGCCGCACATGATCTTCCGCGCCTGCTCGGCGCGGTCCCGGGCCGCCTGCTTGGTGGCAGCCCGCGCGTCCACCTGGACCGACGAGGTGAACAGCCACACCGGGAAGCCGTGAACGGCGGCGTAGCAGAACGAGGTGACCCCGGCGATGCCGCTGAGCTGCGACCACACGAACGCCTCCACGTCCGGCAGCACGACCTGCTCGCTCGTCGTCATGCGATCATCGCCGCCCTGGCCTCAGCCAGCACCGGCCCCAGCATCGGCTCCGCCGCCATGTTGATCGTGCCGTACTCCACGAACCGGCCGTACGGCACGTCGTTGGTGACCTCCCACTCGCCTTCCTGCTGGCCGTGCGACACCACCCACCCGTTGCGGAGCCTGCCCGTGCGGACCGGCGTGCGGCTTTTCACGTCGTCGCACACCGCCTTCGCCATGTCGCCCACGCCCCGGTCGGCCGCCCGCCGCGGGGCACCCGGGTCGGTCACCCGGAACACCGACCGCCCGGTCACGGCGGCCACCCGTCCGTCCACGTCGCCGTCGCCGCCCAGCAGTCCAGGTCGCCCGTGCCGCGCGGGTCGGTCACCGGGCGGGCCTGCGACAAGTGGTAGTGCTCGCCCCGCACCTCGGCGACCTGGCCGTCCCTGACCGGCGCCTCCGGCGGCAGGAAGATCACCGCCACCTGGCTCGTGTTCGGGTCGTACGGGCCGTGCCCGCCGCCCTGCTGCGCGCCCGAGTCGGTGCTGCCCGCCTGCCGCTGGAAGCTGCCGCTGCCCGCCCACACCGGGTTCGCCACGTCGGCCTGCGCCCAGCCGTGCGCGTCGGCGCCGCTGGCCTGGAACAGGCTCACCGCATCCGGCGCCAGCAGCAGCATCACGCCACCGGCCAGTAGTTCGGGTCGTAGGCCGGAGCCCACGGGTTGTCCGGCACCGACGCCAGCGCGGGCTCGGCCACGGTCAGCTCGATCGTGCCCAGGCTGCTCGCCAGCGAGCGGTGGTAGGCCGCCCGGGACATCGCCAGGCCGAAATCCCCGCCCGGCATCGGCGGCGAATAGCTGACCGACTGCGCCCCGGTGGACACACTGGCCACCGCGGGCTGCGGCGGCAGCATCCCCGCGTACGCCTCCCACTGCAGCGCCGCGCACAGGTGCGGGTCGGTGGCCCA